TTGTAATATATGTTTCTTCAAATTTAAGTTCACTGTTAGGAAATATACCTGGACGTAATAAATTATATATTAATGCTAATTCATATGGTCTATTCACAATTGGTGTTGCACTAATTAATATAATTCTAGTATCTTCATTTTCTTTTTTTTCTCGTACCATATAATCATAAATAGAACTTGCTCTTCTACCTGTTTGTCCAGTTATATTATTATATACATTTGTAATAAAGTTATGTGCTTCGTCTATTATAAATATTGATTTTCTAGATGCATCTACACTTTTTATTACTTGTAAAAAATCTTTATCCGCAAACGGTGAGTCATAATGTATAAATTTAATATTTGCCATCATTTCTTTTTTATTATCTTGATCTAACCATCTATTTAAATCTTCAATCCATGGTTTGTTCTCGAGTGTCGCTTTGATTAATACAAATACATTCCACATATTCGAAAATTTAAAAAGACTCATGTACACATTTATTGCTGTTATAGTTTTTCCTGATCCTAATCCATGATAAAGCATAATACTTTTATAAGGACTCTGATAATCCATAAACTTTCCAACAAATTCTTGATATTTTCTTAATGTTAGCTTTCCTTCTCCTACTGCACATGGATCAGAACCAATATCGCGTTTAATTTGTTCAATATAAAATTTCTTAAAATTTTGCATAACCCAAGAAGGAAATAATCTTCCATTTACTTGTAAATTAATAAAATCTGTTTTACTCATATAAATAAATTATAAATTATTAATATAATTTATTAATATATATATAAATATATTAATGAGTTATATAAAAAAATACAATAAATATATTCAAAAATATTCAAAAAATAATATTGTAGGTGGTTCAAATCTAAATATAAAAAATATACATGAAAATGTTAATAACCTTTTTGATGGCTTAAATGGTTATACAGTTAATAGAGAAGGTATTGATTCTAAATATCCATTAACATATGGTGAAATAACATTAACAGGTATTGAACAATTATGTAATACTTTTAATAATACTAAAAATATTAATTCCTATCCACCAGATCAACAAGTTTTTTATGATTTAGGATCAGGTATTGGTAAATTTGTTATTATGGTTGCATACTTGTATCCAAATATAATTTCAAAAGGAATTGAAATTGTATCCGATCGTCATGATCAAGCAATGATTGCATATAATAAAATAACAGATGAATCAATTAAAAAACGTATTATGTTATCTTGTTGTTCATTATTTGATAATAATATAGGTGATGCAGCATGGCTTTTTATTTCTAATTTGTGTTTTTCAAGTGAATTAAATGCTCAACTAGCTGAAAAAATAACAAATGAAGTTAAAAAACATACATTAATTGTTTGCTCAAAACAATTAGAATTATCACCACAATTATTCAAAAAACAAGATATTATTGTTCCAATGACATGGAGTGATAATTCCAGTGCGTATATGTATGAAAGAATAGAATAAAAATATAAATATTATATTTTTAATTTAATATTAAATTTTTTAATTCAGTATCTTCATGTGTGGTATTTTTATTATAATCATGAAAATATTTCATATCTCTTATATGTTCAACATTCATACTAGACACATCACCTCTTGTCATTTTAACTTTTGTAAAAAATTCTTTTGATTGTATTGGATAATGATTTAATTTAAAAATACTAGATAAATTTACACTATTTGTTGGTTCTATGTTACTTATGACATGAATGTTTAATTGATCTGAATCAATATATTTTGTTTGTATTATCCATTTTGTTAATACATGTAAATTTTCCTCTCTATTTACGATTGATATTCGAATATCATCTGGATGTTTATCTAAATTATCATTTCCAAACATTTTCCAATTAGAATATATAACATGATATTTTTCATAATGATTTAATTCATTTTTTATATTTTTTGAATTACAATACCAAAATTCATCTAAATCTGCCATAATCAACCATTTAGTATTTTCTTTTAAATTTTCTTTTTCATATACATATTTATAATGTCCCACTTGATTGTGCTTTTGTGGTAAATTATATAATGTTACTATACCTTGATCTATATATTTTTGCAATATTAAATGTGGATTATCATCACTACCATTATCTATTAGATAAAAATGATCCACACCTTGCCAAATATAGTGTTTTATCCATACATCTAAATTCATTGTTTCATTTTTAAATATTGCCAATATTGCTAAATTATGTTTTTTATTATTTGTATCACATGTATCACATGTATCAGTTGTATCAGTTGTATCACATGTATCAGTTATATCTGTTGTATTATTTGTATTATATATATAATTAATAATTAACAATACTAGAATAACTAATAAAAATAATATATTGTAATATATTATCTTCATATATTAGGAATTAATTTTATTTATAATATATATGGATAAAATATTATTATTATTTCTATTACTTTTAATAATTATTAACATATGTATTTATTTATATGATATATATAATGATAATTATGATAATTATGATAATGTATCTGATATAAATAATAAAACGTTAGTTTTATATGTATTTCATCAAGATAATTTTAATCTTAAATATTTTATAAAAAATGGTATTTTTAAAGATGAAAATACTGACTTTCTATTAATTTGCAATAATAAAAATATTAAAATTGATATTCCTGATTTTGTTAAAATAATATTTAGAGAAAATATTGGGTATGATTTTGGAGCTTGGTCAGATGCATTATTAACAAATAATTTATATACTAAATATAATAATTTTATATTTATAAATTCGTCGGTATTAGGACCATTTGTACCCATATATTATAAAAATAAGTGGACGAATATTTTTATTGATGGTTTAACTGATACTATTAAATTATATGGTTCTACAATAAATACATGTTCATTAAATAGATGTGAAATTACACTTGATAGTCATGTTCAATCATATGCATTTTGTATGGATAAAAATACATTAGAATATCTAATATCTAAAGAAATTTTTTCTAAAACAAATCTTTCTTTATCTCATACTGATACAGTAATTAATAAAGAAATTCAAATGTCTAGAGAAATTATTAATAATAATTGGAATATTGGATGTATATTACATATTTATAATAATATAGATTTTAGAACATATACTAATAATGTATTACAACTTAATGATACAACTAATCTTAAATATTTTAATGAATATCTACATCCATATGAAGTAATATTTATTAAAGATAAATATTATAATAATAAATCATGGTTACAATCATATTACCAAGATAATGTATTAGAAAATTTTGACTCGCCTATTATAAATAATATTGATCATACACAATTAATATTTGTAGATGAAAATAATAAAAAAATAAATCATTTAGAATTAGAATATGCTGAACAAACACTTGCAATGAAATATATTAAAGAAGATGATGTTGTACTTGAATTAGGTGCAAGATATGGTACTGTATCATGTATTATTAATAAAATATTAAATAATAAAAATAATCAAGTTTCAGTTGAACCAGATCAAACTGTATGGAATGCACTAGAAACAAATTTAAAAAATAATAATTGCAACGTTAATATTGTAAAAGGATTTATTTCGAATAAACCATTATCACTAGCATATGATGGATATTCAAGTATGGGTAAAGAAACAACTAGTTCAACTATTCCAAATTATACATTACAACAAATTAAAGATAAATATAATATTAAAAATTTTAATGTATTAGTTGTAGATTGTGAAGGATGTATGGAAACATTTTTAAATGAAAATTTAGATATTTTATCATCATTACGATTAATTATGTTTGAAGAAGATCAATCACATATATGTAATTATAAAAATATTAAACAAATATTATCTCAAAATAATTTTTATGAAGTTGAAGCACCATTTGATGTAGTTCCTAGACCTGTATGGATTAAAAAGTAAATTTTATAATTTTTGTAATTTATAAAATTCATTTAATTTGATCTTCCTTAATCTGTCGAAACTTAATTAATGCATTTAATGCCGCCTGTTGTTCTGCCTTTTGTTTTGATATTCCTTCACCTTCTGCTATAATTATAATTTCATTTGGCCTACCTTTATCATCTAATGATGTCATTGGATCTAATACACCCATAGTATAAATTTTTTGAGATCCTGTTACTTTACAATTTACTTCCCAATAAATTGGTGATACCCACTTGTTTGAATGAAACAACTGCATTAGTTGATCTTTATAATTTTCATTCTGATAAATTAGTGATGGATAATCTACACTATTTTCTAAAAAATATTCAATTAACTTTTTACATGTATCTTGACCTTGATCTAATTTTAATGCACCTAGAAATGCTTCAAATGCATCTTCTAAAATTTTATCAGAATTTCTACCTTTTATTAGTTCCGTCTGTTTTGAAATTAATACATACGTATCTAAACCCAATTCTTTTGCAAATCGTGAAAATGTTGATTTATCTTCTATTTTTGTTTTTAAATATGTCATAAAACCTTCATCGCCCTTCGGATTATTTTTATATCGCAAATACAAATATGAACATAGAATATCTTTAATTGTACCATCACCCACAAATTCTAATCGTTCACTTGATATATCACGTAATTCAACTATTGTATTTCTACTTTTTTTTACATCATTCATTTCTTTGGTATATTTTGCATAATATTTTTGTTTAACATAGGAGTAATGTGACATTGCATCTCGGAATATTTCAATATTATTTACTTTGATAATAATATTGAAATTGCGTAATAAACGCTCAACATCTTCACTTTCAATCAAAATATTATTTTCATTGTAAGGTATACTTATCAATATTTCATTATCTTCTTCCATTAATTGTATATCTTCATATTTACTCATTTTAAATCTTTAGTTCTTATCTGTATTTTTATTTCTTTAATATAATTCTTCAATTTTTATATTTTAAAATATAATATATAAAGAAAATTTTCTTTATATATATTATATAACAAAAAAATGTCTAACTACAACATTAACGGTAATCTTGACTCCAGTGTTCTCAAGTATATTATACCTCGTTTAAATGTCCAAGAAACTGTTACTGATAACTTTTGTGTAGCTGCATCCTTTCCTGCTGACCAATGCCAAGGTGTTGGTAAAATGGTATACTCCTACAATGGTGTTACATGGCAAAATGCTGATTCTGGCGGTCAATTATTACAAATTGTAAACAAAATTTCTTACAACGGCATGATTTGGTTAGCTGGTGGTATTGCAAATAATTGTATTTCAATGATATACAGTATAGATGGTAGAAATTGGTTACCTGTTAACGGATGCAATCCATTTTCGGGACAATGCACTGATATTATTTGGGCTAACGGTAAATGGTATGCATGTGGTAGCACATATAACTGTGATTTAAAACGTGATAATTTAAAATTAAAAAAAGATACAAACCGTAAATCAAGACTTGAAGATATTAAACAAAAAGGTTGGTTATATGATTCTCCTGAAGATGAAGGTAAAATTGTAGTAAGCGAAGATGGTAAACATTGGGAAGAAGTATACTGTGATTGCTGGCCTGATGTTTTTACTTGTTTAGCATATGATGGTAAAATGTTAATGGCCGGTGGTGATCGTCATGCGTTATTATATAGCTTAGATGGATACGATTGGAATTGTGTCAACTGGGAAGATGATTCTATGTGTGCTATTACCAGCTTAGCTTATAATAATAAAATGTGGGTAGCTGGTGGTCTTAACGGTGAATTTTCATACAGTTACAGCGGTTTATGTTGGTCACCTATTGAATATGTATGTGATTTTGAAGATAATATATGCAATCAAATACAATGGAATGGTTCAGTATGGGTTGCTGTTGCATACAAAATATTATCTGGCGGTGGTTATCAAATTGCATATAGTACCAATGGTAGATGCTGGAATACTATAGATGTAAGTGATTTAGTTGATTTATGTTTTTCAGTAACATGGAATGGTTTGTTTTGGGTTGTTGGTGGTGCGGATCTAGATATAGAAGGACAAGAATTTACACCTGTTTTCATATACAGTGAAGATGGTATTAATTGGTCATTAAATGCACGTTCAATATTACCTGCTAATAGATTAGCAGACAATAACAATGCAATCTTTGCAATTCAATCTAGAAATATCATGAATTATTATGTAGCATGCAATCCTGCATACATTCCTGCAATGGGTCTTGAATTAGATGATTATGATATTAATTTAAATAATAATGGACAACAATACCAAATAGAGGCAACTGTATATCCATCAAATGCGACTATTCGATTTTTATCCTATGTTTCTTCAAATACAAATCTTGCAACAGTTGATGAATATGGATTAGTAACAGCAGTATACAATGCTAATGCATATGGATATGTATATATTTATGTAAGCACAATTGATAACTTTTTATCAGAAACATTAACTATATATATAAATGATTATTTATTACCTAAACCTGCACCAGCTAAAGATGAATTAGAATTGAAAAAATTTGTAGAAAGTACTAAATTAAGTTTATCTAAAATAAATCCATTAAACAAAAATGTAGGTGAAAAGAATAAATTAGCACTTAAACCTGCGAAAGCTCCAACTGTTTCTGCTAAATACAAACGTGTATTACCACCTGTTGAAGTTGTACCTGAATCTGCTCCTGCTGATGCCTCTGCCCCTGCCCCTGCCCCTGCCCCCGCCCCTGCCCCTGCCCCTGCACCAGCTCCAACCCCATCGGCTTAAATAATATTATTTTTTCATAAATAAAAGAATCCAATTACCAACTTCACTATATATTTGTAAAATTTTAATTTCATCAAATGTTTCAAAATATTCTTGAAACATTTTATGACTATACACATAATAATATCTAATTTTATTAATATCTTGTCTACCTTTCCAAGGTACAATATTAACACCTTCTGTAAATTTAAATTTACTATCTATTGGTTGTTCTGTTGCCCAACATGTTATTATTCCAATACTATTAGGTTTCATAACACGTATAAATTCTTTCATTGATTTATCTTGATCTTCTTTTGTTAACAAATGATGAAACATTGCTATACATAATAGATAATCAAAATGATTGTCTAAAAAAGGTAAATTAGTAGCATTTGATTGAATTGTATTTAAATTCTTTTTTTGACATATATCTACAAAATGTTGACAAGTATCAATACCTATTATATTCGTATTATTTGTATTTTTTAATATATATTCTATATTTTTACCATTACCACAACCAATTTCGATAACATTATTACTACTATTATTATTTATTCTAGTTGTAAAATCTTTTACACATTTCCAAACGTAAGCCCTTGTCTCTGAAAATTCCTTTGATATTTCTTCATATGTATTCTGATTGACTAAATCTAGCTCCATTTTGTTAATCTACATCATATTTATATATTATATTAATTTTTCAATATTTTATAAAAAATTGAAAAATTAATTACCTATTATATCCATTAAATCAATTACTTTGAAACAACATCAGATGGACTCGCCTCGCACTCCTACTCGCACGACGGAAATGACGTCTATTCCTGGTGCACCCAAGAAACAACCGCTTACGTGCCTTGAAGTTTTACGTACTCCTGAACGGACTACACCGCGATCAACTTCACCTCCTCCGCTCATCCGGAAAAGGCAAACACCTGATTATGATGTGCCAGAATCAAAACGAAGGCGTCTCTTTCAGTAAACTATTACTTTATCTTTTACCACAACTAATATTTACTAATATTTATTTATTAATGTATGCAATAATTTACTATTATTATATATACTTGATAAACGTGAAACAATTCTAGTAGTTACGGTTGCTCTTTTACTACCATCTTGTGTTGTTGCTGTTATAGTAGCAGTACCAAGTTTAACTCCTGTAATTAAACCATGATTTCCAACTTTTGCAATACTTGAATTACTACTTGACCATGTTACCGTTTTATTTGATGCTGTAGTTGGTATTACGGTTGCGGTTATTTGACGCGTTGCTCCAGGTACTAATGATACACTTGAAATATTTAATGTAATATTAGTTACAGGTGTAGTAACTGTAACATTTACTGTTGCTACTTTATTACCATCTTGTGTTCGTGTAGTTACAATTGCATTACCATTTCCAACTCCTGTAATAACTCCTGTATTACTGACACGTGCAACATTTGTATTGCTACTTGACCATGTTACTGTTTTATTTGGTGCATTTGTTGGTAATACAGTTGCTACTATTTGTACTGTTTGATTTACACGCAATGCAACATTTGATATATTAACACTAACACTAGCTACTCCTAATTGTACAGTTACTGATATTGTTGCAGTATATGATCCATCAACAGTAGTAGCTGTAATTGTTGCACTACCTACATTAACAGCAGTTATTAATCCATTTAATACTGTAGCTATACTTGCATTACTAGTTGTCCACAATATATTTTTATTTGTTGCATTTGTAGGGGCTATACTTGCAATAATTTGCACTGTTTGTGTACTAGATAATGTAACACTTGAATTATTTACTGTAATACCTGTAACTGGTACATTTGTTGTGTTATTTATTAATGCGGTTGATAATATATTACCTACAATACTACCAAATCCTGTACAATTATCATATCCAACTCCCGCATTAAATGCACCATTACTACCAACAGTAATATCATGATAACAATTTGATGCATTGATATACAATTGAGGATTTATAAAATAATTAACATTTGTTAATGCAACAAATGCTGCCATTGCAGGAGCTGCAATACTAGTTCCACCAACAACATATTGATTACCTCCAATTAAATATAACACACCAGTATTTGGATCTGAATTTAATGCAATATCAGGTACAGATCTACCACTTTTATTTAAACTTGATTGATATGTTGGACTAGAAAATATACTACTTATTGCTCCTCCACTTCCTGACCATACTGTCTCAACTGTAGAATTATCATAAACATTATTTGGACATACTAAACTAGTACCGCCACATGCAATTACATTGGGTGATGCAGCAGGAAAATCAGGATGTGATAATCCATCATTTACACCATCACTTGATCCATTATCACCTGATGCTACACATACATTTATACCACTACTAACAGCAGCAGCTAAAACTGTATTAATAGAATTTGCAATTGAACCATAATATATTTCAGGTGCACCCCAAGAAATAGATAATACAGATGGTTTTACATTTAAACCATTTACACTAACAGGGGTATTTAATGCATAATTAACTACATTTATAAATTCACTAAATGTATTTGGTGCTATATACAATATAATTGTTAATTTAGAACTAGGATAACATCCTCCAATTGTTTGAACATCTATTGTATTTTCAATCGTTGCACCATCTGATGCACCAGGACTATTTCTTGCACCATCTACTAATACAACTACAACTGTTGGCATATTTGCAGAACTAATACCTAAACTACTCCAATATGTTTGAACATCACCACCTGTTAATATACCGGTTGATGATACATTACCAAATAATCCACCACCAAATGAAATAACACCTATCACTTTTGTAAGATTATTTGGTGATGGAAAATTGTATATAGATGCAATTTCGGTTGAAGTAAACCATGATCGATTTAATGCTGTTAACTTGGTATCTTTTCCTAATTTTAGATTATTATTTTGTTTAAAATATGGTTTAAATACGTTATTTTGATTCATACATTATTGATATATATTTTATTTATTCAATCATATTAAAGTGAGAAAAGTTTAATATGATTTATTACAATCTTAAATAATATAAAATATTTATTTTTATATTATTTATCATTTTTATATTTTTTTATTATTAAAAATGGTACTATTAAAAATATATAATGTATTAATATATTTGAATTATTTAAATTTAAATATAAATCTGGACTACTTAATAATAAATAAAATAAAGTTACAATTACTAAATTAATATCAGTTGATCCTAATAAAATACCTAATAATATAAATAGTATTGAAATTAATGTTATATTAATATTAAATATATTTACAATAGATACACTTGTTAAATAATTTGCTTTAACTTTCTTATCAATATAATAATTTCCCAATAACTTATGTATTAATATTGGATGATGATTTATACTATTTGTAGATTGTGTTTCATCTGTTGAAGTTTGATATACTAATCTGTCATTTAATGAATATGCATTTATTTTATTATTAACTATTAATGTATTAATTTGATAATCGATATGATGAAATATATTATTTTCAATATAATGTATTAATTTACCTGCTCCAGTTCTAGATATTATATATGCATGCGTTGCTAATGCAATTGCAGGTTTATTAACAAATTTATTGACTTTTTGATTATTTATATTTATTAATCCTACCATACTTCCTAAATAAGTAAACATATTAATTTTTGTATTACAACCAAAACATCCCAAATATAATATATCGTAATCAATTGGTATATACTTTATAATATTATCTAATTTTTGTTTAAAATTTGGTACAAATACAACATCATCTTCAAATACAATTGCATATTTCGCATCAGTTTTTAAAAATTCTTTCCATACTTTAATATGCGACATTCCAATTCCAATTGCACTTTTAGGACCAATATATGAAAATACTAAATTTGTATTATTTTTAATTGTTTCTTTATCTAATTCTTTACCATTAACACCTTTTATTAAAATTGGATCTAATTCATATTTTTTTAATTGATTTATTAACTTATCTGGTTGATGTAAACTAATAATATATGTTTTATACATACTTAATATAGATAAATTTTATTTATAAGTTTGTTAACCAATCAACTAACTCTTGATTACCACTTAATTTTGCATTGTATATTGGCATATCACTATTTATATGTATATCAATTTGATTATTTGGATCTAAACTATATAACCATTTGCATATATCTAATCGTCCATTATAACATGCATATATAAATGATTCTTCATAATCATTATGAATATTTATCTTATTATTTGGCAATGAATACAACCATTGTAATATTTCAAAATGACCTTCTGAACATGCATAATTAAATGGAATATTATCAATATCTATTTTTTCACCTAAACTATATAACCATTTACACAATTCTAAATTACCCATATGAGAACAAATAATAAATGATACATTATAATTTAATTCTATGTTTTTTTTATTATCATGGAGCCACTTTGCGATTATTAATTTATTTTTTTGACATGATTCTATAAATCCATTTTGATAATTTTTTATATTTTTATCGTTCGTATAATCTAATACTGAATGTAACCACTTGATAATATCTAATTTTGAATTAATACATAACCATTCAAAAATATTGTATTCTTCATCATTATCAACAATATTTATTTCTGCAATGTTTAATGTATTTTTATATCCTTGAATTAGTTTATTGATATTATCCTCTCTACAATATTTGATAAATAATTCTTCTTTCATGTTTAATATTATAATTATAACCTATAGTAATAATTATATTATTATTCAATTTTTATATATTAAGTAAAATGTAAATAGTTAACCAATATATAAAAAAATTTATATCCCACATAGAAATATACCAATAAAACATATAATATAATGGTGCAAACATAAATCGAAATAAATTTATAATATATATTTGTTTAATACCATTCATATCTATTCTATACCATATATTACCTAATTGTGGATTTATTTCTACATATATTCCAAATATTATTGTTGATATTAGAAATGATTGTACTATTTTTATACCATACATTACTATTATTTAATAAATTAAAATAACCAATATTTACCAAATTGTAATTCTATTTCATCCAAAAATTCTTGTTTACCATCACGTGGTGTAAATGTAAATTCTGAAAAATAAATTCCATCAATACCAATATATAAATCGATTCTTACAAATTCAAATGGTTTTGATAATTTAGTTGATATATCAAGTATATTATCAAATAAAATAGGTTTTTCAAAAGTAAATTCTAATGGTTTTATTGGTTTCCAATCTATATCATAAAAATTTCGTTTATTATCATTTCGTATTAATATAAATTTTGGCATACCATGAAAACAAAATACTTTTACATCTAATGCATTACCTGTTAATCCATTATAATAACATGTAATTTTTTCTTCTATGAAAAATCTAGGTTTTACATATCTATATTGTTTTTCATTATATGAATATACTTTATCCCATGATTCTAATTTTTGTATATTTTTACTAAGATCTTTTTCATTCTTTGGATCTATTATCCAACCTGACCCATGTGATGTTTTAATTAAATAATTATCATTCATATCAGATTCTTGCAAATCTTTTGGACTTGATAATATTCTAATAACTTTTGGTATTTTACAATTACCTATTGAACATACTATTTCTTTTGCAGATAATTTATCCACATATTTTGAATAATTTATATCAAGTTTTGATTTGTAATAATTAATTTTCTTATATAATGGTAAACTTGACCAATTATACGATTTTTTTATTTTTATAATTATATTATCCATATAATATAATTATTTAATATTATGTACAAAAAGTACATTAAGCTCTTAGTGGGGGTTGAACCCACGACCTCCCGCTTAGAAGGCGGGCGTTCTAACCACTGAACTATAAGAGCTGTTACTATCTATTAGTAACAATACTTATTTAATGCTCGAGCCGGGTTTTGATCCCGGTACCTGCGACTCATAAGATCGCTGCTCTTCCAATTGAGCTACTCGAGCAATATTATATATATATATATCTTTAAGTGTTTATGAATATTTACTATTTTTATATTTATTAAAATATAAAAATATATTATTCTGTACTTTATTGGGATGTTGTATTTTCAACGGTAATTTCTTGTGGTGTATTATTTACTACTGTTTCATTCGAGACATTTGTTTCCATAATTTCTTGTTTGTTATTAGATGGTGTCTTCATTTCAATTAATAATTCTTTTGCAACATCACTTACAATCTGTGTTAATTTTTCTTTTAATATCTTTTTAACTGCAATTTCTACATGTAAAGTAATTTTATTGGTAATTTCATCGTCAAGTGGTTTAAGTTCTTGTTCTTGTTCTTGTTCTTGTTCTTGTTCTTCTTCTTCTTCTTCTTTGTCTTCTTCTTGTTCTTCTTCTTCATCATCTTGTTCTTCATCTTGTTCTTCTGCTGTATCTACATATTCTGTTTCTTCAAACCCTTCTCTATAATTTGTTTCTACATTATATAATATATGTTTTTGATTTGGTTTACCGAATATCAATACGTGTAATATATATAGTATGCAAAGTGTATACATAAATATATAAAATGTCATAAAAACTGATAGCATCTTTTTAAATGTATTTATTTATTAAATAAATATTACCTTAAATAGAATAAATAATTATTTATTCTATTTAATAATATTATAATATTATAATTTAATAATTTTCAAATTATCATTTGTTATTAATGTTCCTGCCTCATTTGGAAATGTAATTAAATCTGTTAAATTATTTTTATCTGCACCAGGATTATATCTTCTAACAACTGCAACACCTTTTTCAAATCTTTTTAATCGATTTAATCGAGTTGTATATTTAAAATCAAACGTTTCACCAATACATTCAATTTGAAATTCTTGAAACGGTGATTCATCTAATATTGTTAATTTATGTTTTGTTAAATATTTGTTTCTGGCTTCAATTAAATTACCTAATCGATATTGATATTCTTGTATATCATCTTTATCAAATTTATATATTTTATTGTAATGCCAATGTATCAAATAATTTAACATAACCAATGTTAAATTTCCAATATTTATATTTGTATTATATCTTGCTATTTTTCTATATTGATAACATTTATATTTATTTTGATACATTGTTATGATAGGTGTATTTTTATAATATAAAATAATTCGTCTATTCCAGAATTGAAAGAATATATTATATTCTTCTACTTTAATGTTTTCACGAAAATTTTTATCTTTTTCAGCAATAGTATCTAAAAATATATTATATATTAATTGACCATTCTTTTCTAAATGAGGTACTAGAATACCTATATGTGATTCATCTATTTTTTTACCTGTAGATTGTTCCATGTAATAATTATATGCGGAATCATCAATAAATATAATATTTGGTATTTTTACTATTTTTGGCACTAGATCATTTAATAAAGATATATATTGTTTATCTTCTTTAATATTACCTGTTGCAGGATTAAATGAAACAACCTTAAATAATAAATTAGATCGATCAAATGTTTTTTTTAATCGAAAGTAACTTGTTAATGGATCAGAATATACACGTAATGTATCTACTAACATAAATGATGGATGAATTAATTTATAACCATTTACTTCTATGAAAGGTAAATTATGATATATTATTTTTGGTACATACGTTATATCACAATATTTATCAAAATTTACAAATATAGTAAATGTACCAGGATGGTCTGCTTCAGCACCTTCTATATATTGAAATTTTTTTTTGTATAACATATCACAAATATTTTTAACATCTGTATATGGATCAAATGAATATATTTCAATATCATTCTTACTATATTCTTTATAAATGATATCTTCAGGTGATTTATCTTTTAACATTTCATTAATTGCAATTCCACCATATACAATTCTTTTATTTTCTTTAATATAATTCGATATTAATTTAAATATAATTAAATATTCTTGGTATGTTGGTGTAATTAATTGCGTTTTTTTAATATCTGCAAATGCAACAATTTCATCAATTTTGCCAGAAATTACGTCTATATCTTGCTTTCTATATAAACTATTTTTTTCCATTAAATTTGAAAAAGAAATATTTTCAGATAAACAAATATAATTATATATATAAAAATGACAGATAATACTACAAATAATATAGTAATTGATAAGTCTTACTATGATAAATTGGAGACAATTTATTCTAAAGAAGAAACAAATCTTATTATAAATAAATTTATTGAAAATAGAAAAGAATTTTGTAAAAATTCTTCGTTATCATTAAATAATTTAAATAGCCTAATTATAATTTTAATTAATGATTTATATAATGATGCAAGTATAAATTATATTGATAGTAATAAACTAGATGAATATCTTGAACAATCACCACAAGAAAGATGTCCAACAATATGGACTGAAATTATTAAGAAAACTGAATTTATTGAAGATAAGAAAAATAATATTTATACTACTGATATTTACGAATGTTTTCGTTGTCACAAACGTAGATGTACTATTGAAATTATTCAAACACGTAGTGCTGACGAAGCTGCAACTACATTTGTAAATTGCGTTGTATGTGGAAATCATTGGACAAATTAAAAAAATATTATATAGTATGAATGAATATATAATATTTTTTCTACTTTTAATTATACTATATTTAATTTCTATATTTAGTTATTTAGAATATTTTGATTGTAATATTAATTGGAATTCACCAAATATAAAAAAACATATAATTGTAACTCGTTTTAATGAAGAAAATTTATTAGAAGAATTATTAAAAGATTTAATTAATAAAGAAAATACAAATATATTTATTTATAACAAAGGTAAAAAAAATATTATAATACCTGATAATATTACTAATATTGAAGTAATTAATATAGATAATATAGGTTGGGATGCATATGGATTTATAGATCATGTAATTAAAAATTATGATAATTTACCAGAATATATATATAATATACATGCATCGAGCACATATTTACAACATAAATGTTATACATTCAAAGATATATTAAATAAAAATACAGATAACGTATTTTACTATGGCGGAGAATGTGGTAATACACCAAATGATTTTAGATTATTAAATTGGTCAGCAACAACTGATATTAATAAATCAGATGGGGAATATGTAACTGCATCTGTTTATCCCCTTGATAAATGGTTAGAATCTAAAATAGGTAAAATACCAAATTATGCAAAAAGTGGTGATAAATATATTAAAGTCAATTATTATGGAATGTTTCTTGTTCATAAATCAAGAATATTACGTTATGCAAAATCATTTTATGAAAATTTATTAAATGAAATATCCGTTTGGCAAAGTGAAGTAAATCATTATTTAGAAAGAAGTTGGTTTGTATTCTATGGTGAATAAGAGTGTAAATAAATTATTCTATAATGAATAAGGTTTAATATATCCTAATGAAGATACTATATTTGATATAATATTTTTTTCATAATATTTACGATAATTATAATATTCAATATTTGGTTTATTCAAAAATACAAATGGATTATTATAATATGATTGATATGTTTGAGTTTTAAAATGATTTGTATATTTAAATATACTTCGCCATTTGTCTGAATTTTTAATATATTCACCGATTTTTATCATTTCTTTTTTATTTAATATGATTGAATATCCACGTAATACATATTTAAGAATAATCTCAAAAGGAGACCTCACGCCTGCAAAATATTTATAATCAATACATTTATTTGTTATTAATGCAGAAATTGCAGACGGTAATAAAAATACATTTGTACCATCATAATATCCTCGAACACATGGTAAATGGAAACGAGATACAGTTGCCAAAAATGTATATTTTACTTTAAATATTTCAAGATTTCTTCGCATAAATCTTGATGAAATATTATATTTAATATTCTCAGAAAATGATGGATTTCTAACATTATCTATCGAATTATCTACATAATATTTGAAATTTTCAAAAGGCACAGTTTCATTTATTATTTTATATTTTGTTTCATATACTCGCTCTGATTTCTTTAATGTAATATACATATCATATGCCTGAGTATCAGTAATTTTACCATTATAATTTTCATCAATATATTTTTTAGTTAAATGTAATGCACAGGTTTTAATCATATTTGATTGTACAGGATTTTCTTCCAAAGGAAATACATCCAATATATTTTTCGTTATAACTGTAATCAAATATTCTATTTTATCAATAAATAATTCATAATTCGGTAAATTACACATGATATCAACATCTGAATTTCCATAATATGTATCAAAGAAATCACTCGTACTTAAACCTGCATCTCTTTCTAAGGGATCAATTTTACGACATGCCGCAGCAATTACACTACCAGATATACCTAAATTATTCCAGTTTAAATTTTTAAATATATCAATATTATTGTTTGTAATGAATTTTTGTAATCTTTGTTTAAATTCAACTGTATTTGATAATTGAATTGGTAAATTTGAATTACTACAATAACCGCCAAACATATGAATAAAATTTTTTTCTACCATTAGTGGTAAATACATATTTTTATGATTATCTGTATTTGGTAATTTAGATGCTTGATCTAATGTAAATACACATCTATCTTCTTCTGATATCATTGATTTTAATATACCTTCTTCTAAATACATCATTACCCATGCATATGAAAATGCAGAATGATATTTTAATATATTATTCTGAATATGTACTAAAATATCTGAATTTTTTAGAATACGATGCGTATATTTTTTAGAAATCAAACATTTATTTATTAGATATTCCACTAAATTATGATTTTTATCAACATTTATTAAATTTGATATTACATGATCAATCGATAAATTAGAATATTCTTCAATATAATATAATTTATATTTATGAGTAATGATACCAGAACTAGCATCAACATAACTATTTTTATGCATAACATGTTGCAAATAATTATTACAATTTATTGTTAACTCATTTTGAAGATTTATATTCATTTCTTTTGCATCACTAAATTTAATATCACGTTTTAACCAATGTGATGTAATATTTATTTGACATTTATTAATATCAAACCAATAAGTTACATCTCTACTTGTTTCTATAATTAATTTTTTACTTTGAATAATATCTTCATTCAATACTGTGTTTGTATTAAAATCTAAAAGTAAATTATACATATCATTTATACCATCTTTTACAAATACGTCAATATATTGAAAAAACCATTCAAATGAATGATTCGGTATTAATATAACTGCTTCTTTTAAATTATATTCAACTAATTCATTTTTTAGTGTTTTACCATTAAAATTAAATGGTATTAGATCATCCTCAGATACTTCAAATATAATAAAATCTAATAAATTCATTATAGATTTTATTATATATATCGGAATTGATGTTAATTTGTAATTTTCATTAATATTTTTATAATATTCTACATTTGAATTTATATCCGTAGAAAAAATATCAAAAATTGGTATTTTTTCTAGAGTAATTACTAAACAACGACTATAATTATTATAGTCATTTTTATCAATAATATTGTATGGGAACAGTGGATTCTTCATTGTTACTTAGATATTTATATCAATTATATGTATAAAGTAAAAAAATATCAATTTTTTGATAAACTAAATATATATAATCATATTATTATCCTCTTCAATAAAGAATCTAGATTTTAAACTTTCGATTCTTTGATAATACATATTACGAATATAATCATCACCCAAAAATTCTTGAATTTTTCTTTCTAATTCAAGTTTATTAATTTGATTTGCTAACTTTGTTTCTTTCATAATTCTAGAATCAAGTGTCATAATTATATCCGTAAAATTGCTAATTTTAATTGATGCTACATTTTTTGATAATGAATTTAATAATTCATTATTTACAATAACCATACCATATGGTTCAACGTATTTATAATATGTTATACCATTTTTAACATAATAAATTATTAAATTATTAATCACTAAAATTTGAACATATTGTAATAATTTATCTTCTATAATTTTAGTGTTTACATTTAATACTAATTTTAATTCATCAAATGATTTGTCACCATCATTTAAATGTAATAAAATAGATCCCATATATAATGAACATGTAATATTACCATATGAAGTATTAAATGTTATTTTAGATTCCATATTATCATGTACAATTTTTTGTAATACAGTTCTTTTATCAATATACTTATCTAAACCATCAATATATTTTTGTATATTGATATGATGCTTAAAATTTTCTAAATTATTATTTGTATTAACTTTATTTGTTAATGTAACATTTGTTTTATTCATATGTAATTTATTTACTTTAACAAGTTGTAAATGATTGTTAATATCAATACTATATTTAATATTATTAATTAATCGATTATAATTATCAAATATCGTATCTGTTGTTATATTTACATTTTTAAATTCCCATATTTCATTCTCTTCATTTATAATTTCATTATGATCTTTTTTCATAATTCGGATTGTTAACCAATAATTATAATATTCCATAAATTTTACTGTTTGTGTATTATTCAAATAATATATAATTGCTAAAATTCGATGTGCCTGTACCGTATTCTTATTGATTAAACACGTATGAATAGATTGAGCGATATATTGTAATTGATCATTCGTAAAATTAATTTTAATTGTATCAATCATAGGTGGTAACATTGATTTTACATTATTATATAATATATTACTATCTATTATTAATATTCCTAATTTATAAATTTCAAATACCATATCCATATTATTGATTGATAATGAATCAATATTTAATTTTATAGATTCTAATTTAATTCGAATATGTGATAAAAAATTATTAATATTCGATCTTTTAAAATGTCCAAACTCTGTATCATTATACCTACTTATAAAATATGATAATAATTTATTATCTTCTATAATCTCAATAATATTGTTTTCAATATATTTTTCCATAAAATACAATCCATATTTATCATTAATTAATTCACATGCTTGAATATACTTGATAAGGTATTCATTTATATTTATAATTGATAATTTTGTAATTGCCATTCCTACATTTATTAATATAGTATTAATATCTGTATTTTGTTCATTATTATTTAATAAACAAAAAAATTGTTTATTAAATTCGGTTACATTCATAATTAAAAATAATTGTTCTTCTATTGATAGTTTTATAAAACTATTTATAATTATTGAATAAATATATTTTTTATTTAATTCTGGTAGTTTATTAATTAGTTCAATTAATATATTTAACTTATTGATATCTCCCGATAATGCAACATTCGATAAATACGAATGAAATATATTATTCAAATTATTAGAAAAAGTAATTTCTTCTAAAATTACTTTTTTTAATAGTGGATTTTGTACTTCATTATTAATATATTTTTGAATATAAACATCAATGTCTGGTAGTAGTATTTGCATAGTATATTGAGTTGTTATTAATACATATATAATTAAATTAAATTAATTTCAATTTCTGTACTACCATAAATATTGATACTAATAATACACCTCTTATTAATATACCATATTGATTTGGATATTTAGATACATTCATCGTATTAGGTATACTACATAATATATTGTTCATCTGGGGAGATAATATTATACATATTAATAATAATAATACAAATGATTCACGGCTTGAATATACGAAATTTGTAATTATATCAGTTATTGATTCTTCTATTGGTTGTTTATTTTGTCCATACATTTGTTGCTGCATTTGAGGGTGCATTTGGGGATGCATTTGAGGGTGCATTTGTTGTTGCATATGTTCTTGCATTTGAGGATGCATTTGTTGTTGCATTTGTGGATGCATTTGTTGTTGCATTGGATGTTGCATTGGTTGTTGCATTTGTTGTTGCATTTGAGGATGCATTTGTTGTTGCATTTGAGGATGCATTTGTTGTTGCATTTGAGGATGCATCTGTTGCTGCATTTGTTGATGCATTTGCTGTTGCATCTGTTGTTGCATCTGTTGTTGCATTTGCTGTTGCATCATATGTTCGTATTCATTTATTGGTATATTTTGTTCTAAAATATTAATTGGCATTGTTTCTTGTACAAAAACAATTTGTGGTTTGGGTAAAGGTTGGTCATTTGATAATCCAAATATTATTTCATCTATATTTTTTTTTGAATCTATATTTTTTTTCTTAGATTTATCTAATAATCTATTAATATCATTTATAATATCTTCTTTGTCGCTAGTAGTATTATCAACATCTATATCTCTTGTATTTTCTTTTAAAATATCTTTTGTATCTTCATTACTCATATAATAGTTAATTAGCATTTAATTTAATTGTTTTAACGCAATTAAAACGATTCTTGTAATTTCCAATAAAATTCATCAAATAATATATACATGTTTTCTGTTTGTAAATCTTTATTTGCAAAGTGATATGCCCTTACAATTTCTTTTAATTCTTCTTGTTCTGTAATATTACTTACTATATTTATAAATTTTTTTACCATATCAATATCTAATGATAAAGATTTACATTGTGGATATATTTTAGTTACAATATACGCTTCAGTTACTTTTTTATCTAGAAATATACCAATATCTTGTAAATAATGAGTATTAATAATTTCATCATTATTTTCACTAACTCTATAATAAATTCGAAATGGTATATTAAATAAATTTATATCATGAAATTCTAAATTTAATAATTTATCATTTACATTGTTATCTTCTATAATTTTATATCTATTGTCATATTGTATTTCAGTAATTGTATTTTTAATATGACATCCTCTATGATAAAATAAATCATGTATCATATTTTTTATATCATCCATAGATATATCATCTTCGACATATGTTATTTTATTATCAAATTTATTAACTTTATTTTTGACAAGTAAAACATTTCCATGTAGTGGTTTTCTTTTATAACTTAAGATTGATGCAACATAATTATCAGATTCACTACCACACTCGTATATTATTTGGTATATATGAGTTCGTGTATAAAAACAATCAACCGTATTTAGATCATACGTATCTTTGCTTGAATCTGAATTAAAAAATTCATTAATTGTTGTTTGCAAATCTTTTGTTTCAATTAAATTAACAAAATTAAATACCTTTTCTCTATCTATCCAAATAGAATTTTCAAAATCTTCAAATTTATTTGCATTTATACTTGCAATATGATACATGATATTTTTTACTTTGTTAGTTTAAGTTAAAAATTTAATTTTAATTTCTTTTAATTTATTCTTCACATTTTCTATTTTTAGACTTTTCATAATTTTTATAGGATGTTCTGTAACAAATTTTATTTTACTATTATCTACATTATTTTTTACTTTTTCTGAAAAGGCTGGTAAAAAATGTGTAGATGGTACAACATATATATAACATGGTATGTCTAATTTACTAAATGAATTTTTAATTCGTTCTTTTATATATGGTATTCCATCATTATATCCATATTCAATACCAGCAGCTAAACTAGACAATGCTATCCAATCTTCTATATAACCATGTATCTTCTTTTTACCAGGTATTATTTTTAAATATTCTTCAGATGATACTACATATAATAATTCCGGTTTTTTTTGATGAATACTATGTTCAAAATAATATACTATTTTATCAAAAGTACATAAATTATATTTCATTTTTTCATATACTTTTTGTAATTGTTCTCTTGAATTTATTAAAAATTCTAAATTTATAAAATCTAATGGAAATTCACCATTTACTATATTATCATAATATTTTTTAAGATTAAACTTTATAATTTCTTGTGCATTTTGTTTCAAATTTAATTTTAGAAAAAATTGTTCACATGCAGGAATATTAATTTTTGATTTAACATGTTTAACATGTAGAATATTTGATTTATCACCTAATAAACTAAAAGATCCTGATGTTATATTTCCGATAAAAATAATACCATAGTTACGTGTCTCTTCGTGTTCTTTAATTTTTTTTTGAATATAATCGTTTAATTTTTCTTTCCAAATTTCAATAATTTCAGCTTCAATCTTTTTTTTTGTATTTACTTTACTTGTATTAAAATTAATTAATTTATTTTGAATATCTTTAATTTTATATATTTTTTCTGTTTCAACATCCAAATCATATATTATAAACATATTCATAATTTTTAATGCAGTAATTAATTGATTTTTATATAAATCAGTAATTCCTGCAATATGATAAATTAAATTTTCTTTATTAATTTTTTTATTTTTCTGCATAACATATATTTATTTTTTATTTATAAATAGTATGAATGAATTAAACAAATTAAATGAATTTTTATTTATTATATTTTTATTTATTACTATGATTATTATTAATATTTATATTATTGCATGTAAAATACATTATGAAAATTATGCTGAATATAGTTCATCATCATGTCCACCATGTATTTGTCCAATTTGTCCAACTGCAGTTGATCCAAATAGAGATTATCGTGTTGTAAATGATCCATTATACCCACCAGAACAACGTTCTGATTATAGTATGGGAAATTCATTATATAATGGATATTATAGATATCCTACACGAGGTTATCCTCCGCCATATCAAATGAAAGGATATTTAGTTGACGAAACAGATGATAAAAATATAATATCTATATTTGGACGACCAAAATATTCAGGTAGCACTGAATATCAATATTATGTATCCAAACGCGATATCAATAACAATGAAATAAAAATTAGTATTAGTAATAATAGAGAAATATTTGACAAAGATATTGTTAAAATTGATTCGCCGATATTTCAAGGTGTTTATAAATATGTTGCATTACCAATGGAAGATTTAGTACAACCACCATTATACTAAATTATTATTTACAATAATATAAATAATAATTTATAATAGTAATAATATTAATAATGTCTACACATAAAATAATTGGATTATCAGGTAAATTAGGATCTGGTAAAAATTATATTGCTGAAAAAGTAATTGCACCTGTTTTTGCAAATGATTATAATATATTAATTATCGGTTTTGGTGATCAAGTTAAACAAGAATTATATGCACGTAATCCAGAATTAACATATGATGTATTGTATGATAATAAAACGAATGAATCAAGACAACAATTACAACAGTATGCAACTGAAAATGGTAGAGATAAATATACAGAAGACATGTGGATTAGAGGATTAGATATGCAAATAGAAACATTTCAAAGAAGAAGTTATAAAAATACACTAATTATAGTATGCGATGTACGATTTAAAAATGAAGCTGAATATATTAAAAAAAAGAATGGTTTATTATTTCGTATTGATGCACCATTACGTACACAAGCAAGATATTGGAAAGAATCAGGTGGTAATCTCCAAATACATCAATTAATAAGTAAACATAGTAGTGAAATAGATTTAGATAAATATAATTTTGATTATACGATTAATAACAATGATATATTAGATACCAAATTTTTAAATATTATCTTAGAAAATTAAAAATATATATTTTTATATATTATGTATAAAAATAAATATGAAAAATATAAATTAAAATATGAAAATATGTTAGATGGTGGTCTTATAAGACAAGACGGTATTAGAAATATACTAGGTGCTGAAAAATTAGAATTTTATAATTATTCATTAGATCAAGATGCAGGTGAAGCAGATAATATATGGCCATTGGTAAAAAATTTTTATATTAAAAATAATTTAACTATAGGTGTGAAAGGTGTAAATTTCAAGTATAAAATTATAGCAAATGCTAATAATAGAGATAAGTTTGCACCATTACATGCAATGGGTATGTATACAGCAATATATAAATTACAAAATGCAAAACATAAAAATGATAATACCAAATACATATTAAGATTATATGAAAGAGATACAACAATCAATAATTTACATTTATTCGATACTGAAAAAATAAGAAAAGAATATAATTTATTTAATAAATATTTAATCAAAATATATCATTATGGTTCAACAATATTAGAAAATAAATCATTTGATTATATCATTACTAAAGAATATAATGTTGTTGAATATGATAATTATAATTCTATTAGTAATTTAACAAATAAAAATAAATTTAAATTTTTATACAATAATGTAAAAATGTTATATGATTTACAAAAAAATAATATGTTTCATGGTGATTATAAAATTGAAAATATTGGTTGGGATGAAAACATGAATATTGTATTGATTGATTATGATTATGATACATTACAAGAAGTATCTAAAAATAATAAAACGTTTAGAACAAATCGAGCTGGATATGTTTATGGTTTTAATTTTTCAACTACATTAACAGGAATACCTAAATATATTGGTAATAAAAAAATAAGTATAATGGTACCTATAAGTGAATATAATAAATATTCAGTTGGTGGATTAGCAAATATAATAGATACATTAAATATTAAATCAAAAAAATATATTATTAATGTTCCAATTGTAATTGATAATAAACTAATTACATTAGAAATTAACAATGAAAATTCTGTATTATTTGCAGAAAAATTATCACTATATGAAGAAATGTATAATTCAATATTTACATATGATATTATATTAAATATATTAGATTATCTTGCAAATAATAATTTTATAAAAGATATATCAAAAAATGATATAGAAAAA